TTCTACACTACAGATATTACAACATCAATGGGGCAGACTAACTGGATTGATTTCAGTGGATTTGGATTAGACCAATCGTTTACAAAAATAGCGTATGCTGCCGCTGGATTCTTTACTGGCTGGCATATAATGCAGACTAATAGTAGTTCTCAAGACGCTTGGTATCAAAATTCCAACGCAAACCCAACATCTGGGGTATTCAGTGAATTTACGCTTGCAGATACAGGCAGTATGTTTGTCAGTACAATAAACTACGAACCGGATGTATCAGAAGTTGTGTTTGGTGATTACAACGGTATCACAACAATTATGATGTCTACTAATGACGGTCAGATACTATACTGGCCTGCTATTCCAAACGGTCCGTTTGTAAGCATTCCTAAGCCATATACAGCAACAGATTTTGATATTACCCAGTCAAGTACGGCAACTATTACATTTGGTACTAAAACTGCCTTAACCAATGAAAAGATTGTGTTGTCTAATTGTACTCCATCGGACTACAACGGAACATACTATGTTGACAATAACAATTTTTTATATACGAATGCTAATATGGGTACAGCGTTTGATTCTTCTGGGCTTGGCTCATTTGTATCAGGTACACTAACATTTAGTCACGGACAATACATTGACGCATTACACTATTCGAACGGTAAATTTTATGCTGGCAACGACGATGAAGAAATGTTTGTATCTACCGACGGTGGTGCCACTTGGACATTAACAGATACATTTACTGGTAGCCCAGGCGAACCAGAGTATATGAACGACATTGATTCATACGTGACAACAACTAGTGGTAGTAGTCTTACTAATGGCTCTTACTCGTTCACTCTAAACAGCGATGGTACTATTGCATTACCTGCTATAGAGATGACTGCTTACGAGCCAGGTTATACTATAGATGGACCAACACTACAAATGGGTAATGACCCGACAGTAGGTGAAACTATTATTACAGGTCCGGCACCTAATAGTAACAATCCAAGTGCTAGACGATTAATTATCCAAGGTCAGCGTGGTTATGGCGGTTGGGGAGATTCTGCTGTCGGTGAAGGTGGTGACATTTATCTATGGGCCGGTACTGGCGGTGAAAACTCCAGTGGCAACGTTGGCTCAGGCGGTGACATTAAAATCCGTGGCGGTGTTGGACAAGCAGGTACAGAAGGCGGCGCCCACACCGAAGGCGGATATGTAAAGATTGAAGGCGGTGATGTCCAGTGGGGGTATGGCGCAGGCGGATTTGTTGATATTAACGCAGGTAGTACTAACCAAGGTAGCGGCGGAACAGGGGATGGTGGTGATGTAAACATTCGTGCTGGTCAAGGTTCTGTTAACAACGGCGAAGTACACATTTATACCAGCAGTAATGGTAGCAACTACAACAACGAGTGGGTGTTTAAGAATGACGGTTCCCTACAATTACCTAACGGTGGATTTATTAATGGTGCTGAACTAATAGGTGACGGCAGTAGTGCAGGCACTGGTTTTAAACGCACAGTCTACACTGATTACTTTAACGGACAAGGCGGTGAAGCAGATGGTAACGGAAATCAAGATTGGTTCTATACCACTGATGTTACTGGAGTAGAAGTGGGCGACACGATTACTTTCCGTCAAGGTGAAGTAAGAACTATCAGTAATGTCACAGTCAACGGCTTATACACCGCTATAGATTGGTCCGGTGATGCTGTAACTGGCAGCGACACACTACCTCGTTATCCTGTAACAATAACATCTAGCGATTATTCAGCACCTGAGAAGAAGAAAGCAAGAATCAAACCTGATCTTACAGCCGCAAATGATTGGGGTCATTATATGGACATCTATGCCGGTGGCGGCAGTCCTGTAATAGACAGCAAACACATCCACATGTCAGGACATACCGGTGAAATAGAACTGTTCTTAGGCACTGACAGCAACTATGTTTCTGCTAAAGAAGCAGGCACAGCACCAGCAGGTGTACGCCTACACAGTGAAAACGATGTCGCAGTTGAAAGCAGTAACCTACGCATCAATCGCAAGGGCAGTACCTGGGCCGCAGTCTACGGTGATGGAAACAACGTCACTTCAGACGGCAATACCAGCGACCTAACATTTGATTGTATTGCTGTTGACGAACACGGTGACTACTATGTAGGTGGTGAACATTGCTGGAGAGCTGATGCTATCATCAGCAAGTATGGCCGTGATGGCAATCTAATCTGGAGCAACTACAGCGAAGGCTCAGTTATAACAGGGTTTGAACCACAGGCCATTGCTTACCACGACGGTGAAGTGGCCTCGGTAGTAAAAACCAACAATGGTAGAACAACTCTATATCTTAAACTAGTGGTTCAAGACAGCACCACTGGCGAAGTTAAATCTACCACAGACATCTACGATCCAGACAATACTATTCGTGCTAATAGCATGATATACCACTCAACACTTGGTTGGGTCGTAGTTGGTAAAACCTGGGGCGAAACATTGGTCTCCAGTGCTATTACAGCCACAGGCAACACTGGTGTAGGCATTATTGAATTACCATCAGCACAGACAAAGTTAGAGAATATTTACCCAGAAACCAACGGTGACTGGTACATGACAGGTACTAGTATTACTGGTGATCAATTCCTAACCACTGGAGTAGGCATGTATCGTGACGTACCTATAACCACTGTTACAGGTAGCGGTGCTGGAGCAGTTGCTAGAGTAACTGTAGGTTATAACGGTGGTGGAACATACGATCTCACTGTTACTACTCAAGGTAGTGGATACGCTATCAACGATGAACTTAAGATACCAGGTAGTCTACTAGGCGGTGTTGATGCTATGTCAACTGTGACTGCAACACCAAACTCAGTTTCACCGGGCGCCGACATTACAGCATACTTCGACAAGGCAACATATCCTGATCTGTACGATCAACTAAACTGGGCATCATATACTGTGTCCTACAACGCAGGCACACACGACGTTATAAGCATTGTCAGCAGTGGTGATAACTGGGCTGTTACCATTGACAGTTCAGACATTAATCTAAGCGTGGCCACTTTCTATACTGCCAATGGTAATGATTTAACATTCCTTGCTCAAGTGTCAGGAGATGCTCTAGTTGGCCCTGGTAGTTCGCCGGCTGGAGTTGCTTCTAGAAAAACCATACGCATTGATATGGGATTTGCTATGGGTTACGGTAGTGTTGACTTTACTGGCGGCACATTTACTATTTCAAGACACTTGGCTACTCGCCCTTGGGTATGGACCAGCGGATGGACACGCTACTTAGATCCAGCAATTAACTATGGAAGCGGTACAGCCTATACTGTAGCAGAAGTTCCTGCTAGTGGTGTATTGGTTGGCGGCTACATAGATGGTACACCTACCAACCATAGTTTTATTTGGAAGTTAAACACCAACGGTTCAACTGGTTGGCTCAAAGGAATTCTAGCAGACGGAAACGGAGTTCGCAGTCTAGCAGTCAGCTCAGTAGACGGCAGTATATATGTTACAACCAACTACAATCAAGGCACACTGACCAAACTAGATTATACTGGCGCACTACAGAGTCGTATAGGGGCAACAGGCTTGTGGGGCTTGGCTCCTAAGGTAAAACTAGAAATAGACCTTGACGGTAATGAGCAGGTCTATGTTGGCGGATCAGGCGGTGCTATTTGGATTGGTCCGTACGGTGTTTTTATGTTAAACAAGTTTACTTCAAGCCTACAGCCAGTTTGGGGCAGAAGTATGCACTACACCGGTGGTGAAAGCATAAACCTTGAATACAATGGTGAACCTTATGATAACTTTATACTAGGTAAAGGGCAGGCAACTCTAGTTGGTTATTCTAACTTGTTTAGCACCAACTATACCAACGCTGTGATGTTCACCATGGATACCACAGATGAATTTACACCTGTTAACAATGTTTGGGAAATCAAGACACACGCTGATCAGGTATGGAACGCAGAAACTGACTGGGCTACAAATGACCTATTAGCTCTTGGCATCGAAGCAAAAACCAGTTCAGCATCAACAGATATTGAGGTTACTGGACTCGCACTATCACAATGGAGATTCCAAGAACGAGTTGTTAACTTAAACGAAATACCAAATGGTATAGTTGGTGTAGAATCTATTACCTTTGCTGATGGTAATGTGCTGGATCATAACCCTAGCGACATTCCTCCAAGTACAGGATTTAATCCAAACAGCAGTTGGAATTATACATTACAGTTAAGTGACCGCGGTAGATTTATTATTAATCAAACTATACCTAATGTCACTTATGTTCAAACCTTGTACATCACAGTCCCTCGCAATGACAATGTTCCATTCCCAGTAGGCACAGTGATTACACTGATCAACACAAACAGTATCACAGGAAACGCATATAAAATTTATGTACAACCAGAGAGTTATGGGGATCCTAATGCTCCTCAGATTTGGAGTACTAATGGAAATCAAAACCCAAGCACTTGGAGTTTCCAAGGCATACAGACTGCTACACTGATGAAGATTAGCAGTAACGGTTGGTTGCTAACTGGCAACGACATCACAAACGAGGACTAAGATGCCAGTAACACAAATAATGTCAGTGGTAGGGCGTGGTGTTATTGCTCCTCCAGGGCCAATAACACCTCAAGGTTCGTTTTTATATAATAGTGCTTCACAGAATTGGGGTTCAACCAATGCTGTTACAACTACCTACGGAGCATATACCTTCCCAGATACTACCACTGGGTCGGTACATACTCTAACTGGAACAGAGTATTTGATATCTAACGCATTTGGTAATTCCGCAACACTTAACATTAATCTGTGGTTCTATCCTGCTCTTAATAATGTAATTGTACTAGACGAGGTAGGACAGGCAGCGGAAAATACCAATTGGCACTATTCTATGTTAGAGATTGATAGTTCTAACAAGTTAAAGGGAAGATTTTGGGGTATGTCGGCATTGCAGGCAATTACATCTACCGGCAGCGTAAACCTAAATGCTTGGAATCACGTCTACCTGTATTTTGACAACTCAACTACAACTATTGGTATGAGCCTAAATAATGAAACAGCAGTGACACAGAATATCGGTAGTGGCGTTAGACACGTTAGCGATACAGGCTTTACATATTTTGGTATTGGTGTAGTTGATACTACATATATGGTAACTTCTGCAAGATATCAAGGAAAATTTAACGATTTATCAATCGATACTAGTATTACTAGTTCAACATACACAGCCACTAAAGCCAAGTATGGATTCTAACGAATACCTTGCTCTTTGAGTTTACGACAAGTATCACACCGTCCACAGGGTGTGATATTTTTTTCACTGTATACAGGCACACGACAACTCCAAAACATGTTACGCAGGCTTTCTGGTAGCATGTCATAGATCTCACGCTTGGTCATATTCATTACAGGAAATATCTTTTCAGCAGGTGTAAATGCTTCAAGTATTTTGTTAGCACGAATACGACGATCCTCTAAGCGTTGATTATGATCATTAGCCTGCATACCCATGGCAACTTTTTTAATGTCAGGATTAACGCTACAGACATAGCCAGCAAAGAAATTCATAGTATCTGTGTCAAATAAAAAGTTCATACCAAACGGTTGTGTGCCTATTTCACTTTCACTGTAGGCAAATTCAAAGCCTAATCGTTTTAATTCTTTAGTGGCTAGATCTACAGCAATCTGTTCAGCCCGCCAACGCTGTTCTACATTCTTGTTGTGTACATGATGTATATGAATGTCATAATCCTTATACGCATCTTCTGTTAGCAGTTTGTAAACCATGCCTAGACTGTCTAAGCCGCCCGAGTACATGGCAAGGATAGTAGGTTTTATTTGTTGTTCCATATGTAAAATGTATAAACTTCGTTAATAGGATGTTCTTTAGGTTGTGGAGTTAGCTCGTTTGCCCTAGGAAAGTACACAGCATATTTGGTAGGCCAGTTGGGATTTAAGAACGCACGAGCTATGAATCTGTTACAATTAGGCAACACAACTTTTAATAGTTTCTCGCAGTAATCTTGACCAAATGCTAATGCGCCGTCTACTATGATTGTGTCCCAATGTTCGTTTAGTGTAAACCAGTCTCGATTCTTAATCTTAGGATCCGCATACTTAGGTTCTAAATCCCATGCTTCTGTACACAAAGGCAATAGCATTTTAGTGCTTCCTAGCAGTAAAACTTTGCCCGTGCAATATTGTTCAAAGACACAATAATCGTCCTCGTTAGGAGCCGCCGGCCACTTTAAATTAGTCCAAAAGTCTAAATCTTTGTGTGTTTCATTGTCTAGCATCACAGGGTATTTAACGCTAAATATTAGAGCATTCACGGAAACCGACTCATGCCAACTACAGAAATCAACGAACTACAACAAGCAAAAACAGCAGTCTATGACTACTGCAAAAACATGCTGGGCGACGGCATGGTTGATGTGGAATTAGATCCTAAGCATTACGAAACAGCATTGGAACGTGCTCTAGGAAAATACAGACAGAGAGGCGATAGTTCAGTAGAAGAAAGTTATATGTTCTTAACTACTGTACAAGATCAAAACACATACACTCTGCCTAAAGAGGTTATAGAAGTACGTCAAATATTCCGCAGAAGCATTGGTTCACGAACCGGTAGCGGATCGGGTGGTACAATATTTGAACCATTTAACCTAGCCTACACAAACACATATCTGCTTTCGAGCTCCAATATGGGCGGTATATTAACCTACGAACTATTTGCTCAGTACCAGGAAATGATCGGTCGTATGTTTGGTAGTTTTATTGAATTTAAATGGCATAGTCAATCACACAAACTTACACTATTACAGCGTCCACGAAACTCGGATGAAGAGCTATTGCTCTACTGCTATAATTACCGCCCTGACATTGGTATCTTAAATGATGTCTATGCACAACAATGGGTCAAGGACTACACCTTGGCAAACTGTAAACTAATGCTAGGACAAGCACGTGAAAAGTTCGCACAGATTGCTGGTCCACAAGGCGGAACTAGCCTAAACGGTGCTACATTAAAAACAGAAGCCACAACTGAAATTGAAAATCTTGAAAAAGATTTAGCCACACAGGTTGCTGGCGGCAGAGGTTATACTTTTATCATAGGTTAATTATGCGAGCTAAAGAATTTATAGATGAATCGACAAAACCTTTGCGTAAAAGTGTTAAATCGTCTTTGCCAGGCGGCAGAATACACCCAACATTAGATAACAGCAGTCCTTATCATTCTTACAGGTATGGTATAGCATTGGCTACATCTCCGGAAGATGATATGTACACAGACGGTCCTTACGGATCTAAGTTGCTGACTGTGGGTTATACCGAAGCCGACCGTGAGATTATCAAAAAAGCAGACAAGATTATGGGTGTCAAATCCAATGCAGTCTCATCCAACGATAGTTCAGAAATCAAAACTATCAATACTACTAGTCCAGTAGCAAAGCCAAAAAAGAACAAATACGGCGTATAAAAACTTGACAACTAGTTTAGCCCAGTGTATTATAGGCTATAAACGGAGGTCATATGATTATAGGTGTGTGCGGGTTTATTGGTTCGGGCAAAGATACTATTGCCGATTATCTGGTTAATTTCCACGAATTTAGAAGAGAAAGTTTTGCTAACACGCTGAAAGATGCTGTGTCAGCAGTATTTGGTTGGGACAGAACCATGCTGGAAGGGCGCACCAAAGCGGCCCGTGAATGGCGTGAGCAGGTAGATCCTTGGTGGGCAGAACGCTTAGATATGCCTAATCTTACTCCAAGATACATATTGCAATATTGGGGTACAGAAGTATGTCGCAAAGGGTTTCACGACGATATTTGGATCGCCAGTTTAGAAAACAAACTACGCAATAGTCCAGACGATGTGGTAATTTCGGACTGTAGATTTCCTAACGAAATTAAATCAATTCGCGATGCTGGCGGCATTATTGTATGGGTAAAACGTGGCGAATTACCTGAATGGTATGATACTGCTGTGCAGGCAAATCAGGGTAATAATGTGGCAATCAACGAGTTAAAAATGAAGAAAATCCATGCTAGTGAAACTAGTTGGGTAGGTACAGACTTTGATGTAGTATTGGATAATAACGGCAGTATAGACGACTTATACGCTGAAGTTAGAAGTCTGGTGTTAGATCTCCTTGCCGCCACTTCACTCCCTCGCGGTGTAAAGACCGTTGACAATTTGCACACACAGTTTTAAGGTTAGCGGGTCTACAGTTAGTTAAATCTCCGTCTACGTGGAAGACATTAAACACTTCTTTAAACTTACTTTTGTACCCGCATTTTTCGCAATAATCTTTTTGTCTATAACCTAGTCTGTACCACACAGGCATACCTTGACTAGTGCCGCTGGCACAACCATCGCACTTAGTTCTATAATAAGCACGTTTACCCTTGTAATAGTTTATAGCACAGGGTTTCTTTTGACAGATCTTGCATAAAGGTCGCATAAACTATTTATACCACCCCTTTTCGGACCCTTTTCATGGTTGTATAACAGAGCATTTTACCGAATCTCCGCTAAATATTGTTAGAGCTTAAAAGAAGAGCTAATTAGGAGATAAGGATATGGCTTTAACTTCCCCAGGCGTACAGGTTTCCGTAATTGACGAAAGTTTTTACACACCTGCTGAACCCGGTACACGCCCACTGTTTATTGTTGCTTCGGCACAGGACAAAACTAACGGTGCTGGTACAGGTACAGCATCAGGTACACTAGCCGCTAACGCCGGCAAGGTTTATTTAATTACAAGTCAACGTGATTTAGTTGACACATTTGGCGACCCAACATTCCGTGTTGACGCTAACAACAATCCAATACATGCGGGTGAGTTGAACGAATACGGCCTACAAGCCGCTTACAGTTATTTAGGTGTAAGTAATAGTGCATTCGTTGTTCGCGCTGACTTAGACTTGGAAAAACTAGTGGCAAGCGCAGACGCTCCAGGC